AATCGCTAGTATACTTTCAAAACTCTGAACACCCAATACACTTCTTTTGGCATCAAGAGGATGATGTAACATTAACATCTCTTAATTACATTTGGGCATACCCTGGTAAACAACCAACTAAGGGAAGTATTGCGGTAATGCCAGAGATCAACAATGATGATGTGACTAAATGTATTGGTATTTGTAGCGATTATATCACGAACTATTGACTTTAAGTGAATTTATTGATAATATTATCGAATGAGAAAAACAACACTAATAACAGGAATTAACGGACAAGATGGGTCCTACCTTGCAGAATTTTTAATAGAAAAAGGATATGAAGTATGGGGAACAGTTAAACGTAATTCCGTATCTGAAACTCAATCAACAAGGATAGAACATTTACGTTCATCAGGTAAAATTAATTTAGAATACGCTGATTTAACTGATATGTCATCCTTAGTGCGAGTTTTAAAAGAGGTTCAACCAGATGAAATATATAATTTAGCTGCGCAATCACACGTAAGAGTTAGTTTTGATCAACCAATTTACACAGCAAACGCAACTGGGTTAGGGACACTTAATTTATTAGAGGCAGTTAGAATGGTTTCACCAAAATCTAAAATATATCAAGCAAGTTCATCAGAAATGTTTGGTAACAATATTGATAATGATGGGTACCAAAGAGAATCAACGCCCCTATCACCAGTATCACCTTATGGGTGTGCAAAAGTATTTTCATATAATATTTGTAGGAATTATAGAAACTCATATGGAATGAAAATATGGAATGGAATATTATTCAATCATGAATCACCAAGACGTGGAACTAATTTTGTTACCAATAAAGTTGTTAAGGCGGCAGTTAAAATTAAATTAGGGTTACAGGATAATTTACATTTAGGTAACTTAGACGCAACTAGAGATTGGGGACACGCTAAAGACTATGTTGAAGCTATGTGGTTAATGTTACAAACTGATAACCCTGATGATTATGTTTGCTCCACTGGCGTTTCACATTCAGTTAAAGAACTTTGTGATTATGTATTCACTAAGTTAGATTTAAACTATCAAAACTATGTTGTCATTTCAGGTAAACATATGAGACCTGAAGAATTAACCGATTTAAAAGGTGATTCTACTAAATTAAGAAGTAAGTTGAGTTGGGAACCTAAATATACGTTTAAAACGATGTTAGATGAGATGGTAGAGTATTGGTTAGCATATTATAAAGAAAAGGATATTATATACGCGTAAAATATTAGGAAATAACATTCACAATATTTAATTAACACACTATTATTAACATATGGGTAGAAGAAAATATAAAGAAATTCCGGAAGAAGAGATAATTGAAATGCAAGATTATCTTAATAGAAACAATGTTGAAGAGGACAAACTCTTCTCAACAATTTCCATAAACGTCAAATGTAAAAGTGTTAACCAGAAAAAATTAGTTAACTCAATAAAACAAAATGAAATTACCATCTGTAGTGGATTACCAGGAAGTGGTAAAACATTTTTATCGTGCGCAGAAGCCTTAAAATTGGTTAAAGGTAAGAGTAGATTTAAAAGAATTGTTTTAGTTAAGTCTATTGTCCCACTTAAAAATGAGGAGATAGGTCATTTACCTGGTGATTTAAAAGAAAAAATGGCACCAATTATGGAATCATTTACCGATAATATAAGAAAAATTATTGGTAGATCTAGAATGGAAAAATTGATGGAATTAGGGGTAATCGAAATAGTACCAATAGCATTCGCTAGGGGTAGGAGTATAGATAATTCTATAATATTAATTGATGAAGCTCAAAACATATCTATGGATAATATTAGAACATTAATGACTAGAATTGGAAGTAACTCAAAAATGGTTATTATGGGAGATGTTAGACAAAAAGATATTAGAAACAAAAAAGATAGTTCTTTAGAGATTGTTTTAAATAAGTTTAAAGACATTGAAGGTTTTGGTACTGTTGAGTTAAGGGAACAAGAAGATGTCGTAAGAAATCCAATAATAAAAGTTATCGAAGATATATTCGAAGACATTGAGGACTCAACTGATAAATAAGAATTTTATATGAGAGTAGGTATAACAATAGATGGTGTCATAAGAGATTTCATCACAAAGTTCGAGTCGGTTTACGACAAATACAACCCTTTACCATTAGAAGAGGGTGAAGAAGAAAGTGTGGAAACACCTGAAAGAAATATTAAGTCTTTAGATTTATTAGACTACTTTGATTTTTCTGGTGGTACAAAACAACTAAATGAATTTATGTATGTAGAGTCATCATTAGAGATTTTCGGACACGCTGGTGAGACTAAATTAAATAGTGTTGAACATTTAAATCAGTTACATAATTTAATTGAGGATATGGGTCACACACCTATAGTGATAAGTAAGGAGTTAAATAATAGTAAACCAGCAACATTATTCTTCTTATCTAAATTATCTTCTAAAGTTAATAATATTATTTTCGTTAGAGATTTTGATAAAAAGTGGGAACATGTAGATATATTAATTACAGCTAATCCTACGACATTAGATACTAAACCACGAAGTAAAGTTTCTATTAAAGTCATTAACCACTATAATAAAGATTGTGAATCTGATTATACCATAATAGATTTAAAAGAGTTAGTAGACGATAAAAAAATATTAGAAAAAGTGTTAAATACTGAAACAGTAGATTTTGAAGATGTTTAATGTTTACTTATAATATTTTTACTATAAAATTTAAATAAAAAATATGGAAAGTTTATTACTAGAAATTTGTGGGAAAGAATTGTATTTTGATATTGAAAGGTTATCTGAAATATGTAGGATTGAAGATGACTTTAATGTTGAAGAAGAAGTAGTTGACGACTCCATACCTGTAGTTGAGACGATAGGTATACAGTTAGATGTCATCAAATATGAGATGTATAGAGAAATGATAGGTTCATTGTTATCATATAATGAACAGATCGACAATAAAATGGGTATGGTAGGTTTGAATTCTACTAGTACACCATTTAAATTATCATTTAATACTTTATTAATGAAGGGTATATTAAAAGAATTATAATAATAAAATAAAATAAAAAAAAGATGAGTGAACAATTAGAAAACATTAAAAATTCTATCGAAAAAATTAAAAACAAAGACTTCGGTATTTATTTTTTTACGTTAGATACGAAAGGTAACCCAACAGCCGGTGTTGCAACAATATATGAACATGCTAAAAAACTTAGAGACTTAGGTTATAACGCACAGATACTTCACGATAAAAACGATTATAAATTAAGAGAAGATGAAGAAGGTATGGGTATCGCTGAATGGTTGGGTGAAGAATATGCTACTTTACCACATATTTCTATAGAGTCCCAACAGTTACAAGTTGGTCCACAAGATTTTGTAATCATACCTGAAGCTTTTGCTAGTGTAATGAAACAAACTAAAGATTTCCCTTGTAAAAGAGTGATATTTTTACAATCTTACGAATATATCTTTGAAATGTTAGAGATTGGAGAAGGTTGGGAACAATTTAATATTAGAGACGTTATCACTACAAATAAAAACCTTAGTGATTATGCTAAGTCTTTATTTAGAGGTGTGAATGTAAATGAAATTCCTATAGGTATTCCAGATTATTTCACAAATAGTGATAAACCAAAGGTACCAACAATTGCTATGTCATCTAGAGACAAAAGAGAGTTGTTAAAGATAGTTAAAATATTCTATCAGAAATACCCACACTATAGGTTTGTTACTTTTAGAGATATGTCAGGATTACCAAGAAAAGATTTCGCTAAACAATTAGGAGAGTCTTTTGTTAGTGTTTGGTTAGATGAGTTATCTGGTTTCGGTACATTCCCAATAGAATCTATGAAGTGTAACACTCCAGTAATTGGTAAAATACCTAGAATGGTTCCTGAATGGATGGGTACTGTAGATGAAAATGGTAACTTAAACTTAAATGATAATGGTATATGGACAGCTAATTTAAATTCAATTCCTGATGTTGTTGCAACTATGGTTGGTTTATATTTAGAGGATGCGTTACCTGAAAACATTCTAAATGGTATGAAAGAATATCAAGATAAGTATACTGTTGAGACATCTGATGAGGTACTTAATGAAGTATATAGTAAACTTTTTACTAATAGGACTGTTGAATTACAAACTATGGTAACCAAATTACAAGAACAAGAAACAGTTGTAACTGAAAAATAATAAAAATATAAATATAAATTATGTCAAATAATATAACAGTAATTATACCCATCCATAAGTTAGAAGAAAAATACATTAACGGATGTGTTGAAAGTATAAAAAATCAAAAGACGATACCTGATCAAGTTTTAATTGTTCGATCAGACGATACTAATTTAACTAAGTTTTTAGAAACTTATGATTTTGGTGATTTAAAGGAAATAACAAAAGTTATCCATAATGAAACAGGGAATTATGATTTCCAATCCCAAATCAATTACGGTGTTGAACAATGTGAAACAGAATATTTCACATTTGTAGAGTACGACGATGAATTATCCCCGATATGGATTAAAAATGGGTCTGAATATATCGATTCATACCCTGAAGTTGGCGTATTTTTACCGATAGTTTATGAAACTGATGAAAATGGACAATTTATCTCATTTACTAATGAAAGTGTTTGGGCTAAAGAATTTAGTGAAGTTATGGGTGTTTTAGATAATAACACACTACAGAAAGTTCAGAATTTTAATTTTGATGGTATGATAGTGAAAAAAGAGTTGTTCTTAGAATCAGGTGGGTTAAAAACTAATATGAAGTTAACATTCACATATGAATTTTTGTTAAGGATGTCTTATAATGACGTAACTATTATGGTAATACCAAAGTTAGGTTATAAACATACTAACAATAGAGAAGGTTCGTTATTTGTAGAATATAAAAATACTATTGATGTGTTAGAAAGTAAGTTTTGGGTTAATAAAGCTAAAAAAGAATATTTTTTCACTGAAGATAGAGAGATAACATATGAAAATTAAAATATGTTATGTCGGAAGAACAACCTAAAAAAAGAGGTCGTAAAAGAACAACAAACCTATATTTTGGACCTGAACAAGAAACTGCAGTAGTTGAATTTTTAACTTCTGAGTCGTATAGTGAAAGGAATAAAATATATAATGATTATCTTAGACATCCTATAAATAAAATGATAGATTCTATTATTAGGAGATATAAGTTATATCGTAAAGACTATACTTTTGAGGATATGCATGCTGATACTCTTTCATTTTTAGTAACTAAAATGCATAATTTTAAACCCGATAAAAATAAGAAGGCATATTCTTATTTTGGTACTATTTGTAAACATTATCTTTTAGGTCAATTAATTAAAGATGATAAGAAAGTGAGGACTGATATAAGGTATGATGATGTTTATAAGACTATAGAAACTATGGATGATTTCATCTATAATAATATAGAAGATAACGATAAAACACCATTAGATGTGTTTATCTGTGAGATATCAGATAGTATTAAAAAGGAATTGTCAGATAATAGTGGTACTAAGTTATCTGAAAACGAAATAAAGGTAGGTAATTCTTTAATCACTGTTTTAGATAATTGGGAAACCATATTTGAACAAGTAGAAAGTGGTAACAAATACAACAAAAATTTGATATTATCATATATAAGAGAAATGTCTGATTTAACCACAAAAGATATTAGAGTATCTATGAGAAGGTTTAAGAAGATATACGTTCTTTTGAAAAATGATAAAATTGACGATGGTTTAATTTAAAATTTTATTTTTTAGATATTTATAGTTAAATAAAAGATATGGGTCGCCCTAAGAAAACTAAAATTAATTTAGATAAAGATAGTCTACAAGAATTTATGCAAGAAATTTATAATGATTGTGTTAATATAATGAATAGTGCTAGAAAAGAACTAAATGAAAGGAAAACTAGGGCTGAGATTGACGATGTAAATGATGAATATCAGATAGGTAAAGTTAATAATGAAACACTTAAAATATTAGAAACTGCTATAGATAAAAAACTATCTTTAGCTAAACTACAAAGTCAAATAGTAACTGATAAAAGTGATGATAAACAGGTACCTACTAACGATTCTATAACAGAAAAAGATAAAGATATGTTAAGGGAGTTGTTTAAAGAAAAGAGTGATAAAAATAATACTGAATACGATGTTTAATCATGGGAAAAAAATTAAAAAATGTTATATGTGAACCTGATATTATCGAAGGTATAAAAAGGCAGATTTTTGAATTAATCACTCTAAAACAAACAACGTGTAATAACTTACCAAACTTAGAAATCCCAAACGTCCTACCTGACGTACCAAATTTAAACCCCAGTCAGTCAGTTGTAGATTTCTTAAATGATTTATTAGCGCTTATTACTGGTATCAACTATGATGGAATGCGTATGCAATTGATTAATTGGTTAGTTGAACAATTAGAACCACTATCAAAAGATTTAGCTCTTAATCTTAAATTATCGTTAAAAAGTTGTTATGCGTGTAAAATTGATCCTACAATACCTGATTGGTTATTACAAACACAAAGTGATGGTACTACAGGAATAGGATATAATGTAGAATTAAATAAAATTGATTTAGTTTGTTTGTTTGCTGCGAATCCTAATACCGAATCTGGTAAATTATTTTATGAAGGTACTTGTGACCCAAATGGTATTTGTAACGATATGAACGCTTTTTTATGGGAAGTGATACAAGCAAATGGTCAACCACTAATATGGAAAGATTCTATTAATAATATGAACATTGCAGAATTTAGATATTATGAAAATGGTGTTTCCCTTAATAGTAATAATGCTTTTATAGAGTCTGACGGTAATGTAGAATACCAGAATATTGAACATAGACCCAGAGTAATTAATGTTAGGATAATGGATAGTTATCGAGATAAAACATTAATCACTTTCATAAACGATTATTTTAATAGTCAAAACCCACTTTTTGATGTAGATAAAGTCATACCTAATGTAGTAGATATAATATATGGGGCTTTAACAAATAAAATAGACTTATCTGATGAATGTGTTAATAAAGTTGTATCGTTTGAATCTGCGATGAGGGAGTATATAGAAAAGGGTATTGACAATATTGACGATTCTTTAGATGATGAGGTAGATGATGACATTAGTGATTTGGTGAAACAAAAAAAACTTGGTGTTAAACAATTCAAAAAATGTTGTGGTAAACAAACTAGTTCAATATCATTTGAAACTCTAAATTCTATTAATAACAATATAAAATCATCTAATAATTTGTCTGATAAAGTAAAATCATATACTGATGCAATAGATGACTTAATAGATGAATCTACTGAAGGTGTTAAAAATTTAGATAAAAATAATGCCTCTGCAGAGTTTTTAGCTAATTTCATAACGTCATTAAATATATCATTAACTAAATTAGTGTTAACACCTAAAAATTTACTAATGATGAATATGTTATATTTTTTAGTTAATGGTGAACCGATAAAGGAAACCAAGGTTAAAAAAATATTAAATGAGTTTAAGTGTGTAATTAAGGATATTATTTCAGAAATAATTAGAAAATTGATATATGATTACCTATTACCTTTAGTGTTAAAAGCATTAAAAAATTTAATAACTTGTTATATAACTAAAAAACTTAAAGAAAGAAATATTAATGACATTAAAAGTGTTAATAGTTTACTACCTAAAGGTATTAATAATTCATTAGAAAAAGTTAATGAGTTATTTGGTAAAGCACAGGGTGCTGCAGATAAAGTGGGTGGATTTGCCAACAGCGTAAATTTAAACTCATTAAGTAACGTAAACATAAATCTACAATCAGGTAGTAAAGGTAGATTTTGTGATTAAAAAAATAAAATTATGGCAACAGGATCAAACGGTGTAATGGGTACGATAGGGGTTATTGCTTCTTTAATTAAAAATGCATTTAAACCACCCACCAAACTTAAACCTATCCCACCAGGATTAATACTAACTGGTACTAAATTTAGAAATGGTTTAAGTCCTATAGATATCGCTAGTAGGATAGTTGAGAGGAAGAAAGAAGTGGGAATTGGTATAGAACCATTACCTAGTGGTGGTAAAAATATAGATCTTCAGATGGAAGTGATAAGGATTGAAGAAATAGTTAACGCATTATTAACTGATGCAGTTATAGAAATTGAGATTCCACCCGGTATTCAATTAACAGCTACTGGTGCTAACGCAGGTGGACCAATACAAGTTATAGGTACAACGACACAATTAGTAAAATGTAAAGGTATAGTTAGGTGATATGGAAAATACGATAAAAAATACAATAGACTGGGATAACAGTAGCAACACCTCAATTAAGATGGAGTTAGAAAACCTTAAAGTACAACAAAATACAATTATTGAAAAAATAGTTACTTTATCTAAAAACTTAGAGGAACTTGAAAAAGAATATTATTATGGTAATAAAATATTAACAAAAAGATATAAGGGTGAATAGTGATGGGTATAAATGATTTTAGTAAAGATAGTAGAGATAGTAATACTGTACCGATAATAAGAATCGGTGAAGTTGTTAGCGTTTCAGATTCTACTAAATCTGGAAGAATTAAAGTTAAAATTACAGGTATCGATGATACTGAAACAGAAGGTTCATTAATAAAGTGTGTCCCACTATTACCTAAATATTTAACAATCTTACCGAAACCTGGAGAATGTGTATTTGTTTTTCAATATGAAAATAACAACACTAACCCAACAGCATCATTTAAAACTAAAAGGTTTTGGATTGGACCATTGATTACTCAACCAACAAAATTAGATGGTGAGAATTATACTGATGCAATGTCTATACTACCTGACGGTTATGTTAAATTAAAAGACCCAAAAATTGAAGATGGTACCTATGGTAATGATGAAGATATCACTTTACAAGGTAGGTATAATACCGACATAATCCAAAAGGATAGACAAATATGGTTAAGAGCTGGTAAGTTTATTGAAGGTGCCAATAATGAGTTTAATTCTAAAGACGTTGGGTATATACAATTAAAATATGGTGGAGAAAAGTTAAAAAGAGAAACTGTTGATAAGGAGATTGTTAATTATATTACACCAAGTCCTGAAATTGTTATTAGTGTTAAGTTAAAAACTATTCTAACTACTGATGTAGTTTTATCCAATAAGTTACCTAAAGAACGATATAAAGAAAATGATATTGATAGGACTGAATTATTTATTGAAGTTCGTAATATTAAAACTGGTGAGTTAATTATTGGACTTGAAAACGAAACTGATTATATTGGTTCTGTTTCTAGACAACAAGCCTTAGATGCGACTAAAGAATTTATTGACACCAATAAAGGTGATAGGTGGCAAATAAAGTCAGATTCTTCAGACGTAATTAAGATATATAAAGGTGAAGGTAATATTGCCCAATTTACAGCAGAACCTATTGAAGTTAAAAAGAAAATTAAAGTTAATAAAGTCTCTAAAAAAGACGATCCCACTTCTAGTGTTATTAACGTAGTTGCATCGAAGATTAATCTTTTAAGTATATCTGATGGTGCTAACACCTTCGAATTAACTGATCCTGAAAATTTAATTACTGACGATGAACAAGAAAGAATTAATAATGAAGCACACCCATTAGTCTATGGTGATACTTTAGTAGAATTTTTAGAATTGATTAAAAAATACGTCATATCACATGTCCATCCATATAATGGTTTACCTGCTGATCCGAGTAAAACTACCACAGATGTTATGGGATTTGACTTAAATAAAATATTAAATAAGAACATTAATAGTAATTAATATATTTATATAAAAAGAAAAAATGTTAATTAGAACTTATATTGATAAAAATAATACTATCACAAGAAATACCCAAATAAATACGGGTAGAAACCCTATTGCTGAGATTTATTACGGGGGGGATAATTCAGTTACCGATTATAGTAGACACTTACTTTATTTTGATGTTACGGATTTACAAAGTAGATATGCTGCTGGTGAATTAGGTGATTTATCTAAAGTAGTACATACGTTAAGGATGACAAATAGTTCATACTTCGATAATGACTTACAAGCTCAAAAATTGTTAGATGGTAAACAAAGAACATCTTCGTTTGATTTAAACTTATTTAGAATTGATAAAGATTGGGATGAAGGCTGTGGTTATGACTATCAACAAGTACTTAGTTTTGAATCTAAAGATAATATAACCTTTGTAGAATCAGCTAGTAACTGGTTAAACGCAACAACTAGTACGAGTTGGACTGAGGGTGGTGTATATTCAGGATCACCATCAGGTATTACAGTGTCGACACAACATTTTGACAAAGGTAATGAAAATATTTCTATGGATATTACCGATGAAGTTAATAGTTTAATAACTGGTGGTACTACAAATTACGGATACGGTATTTCATTCGAAAGAGATTTAGAATTAATAGTTAAAAACCCATCACAATATGTTGGGTTCTTCACAAGACATACTCAAACATATTATGAACCATTTTTAGAGACAGTATATAATGACCCAATTAGAGACGACAGGAAGAACTTTTATAAGGGTAAGGTTAATAGGTTATACTTTTACACTAATATAGGTGGAGAACCCACTAATTTAGATAATAACCCTAGTGTGACAATAAAAGATGAAGATGGTGACGTTTTTTCAGCCATTACATCGGCACAAACCATACAAACTTCCACAGGTATTTATTACGCTGATGTCTTTGTACCAGTTACGGAAGATGATTGTGTTTTATTCTCCGATACGTGGAGTGATATTAACATAAACGGTATAAGTCGATCAGATGTAACATTAAATTTTGAAGTAAAGTCTGATGATGAATATTATAATTTCGGTGATAGTGAGTCATTACCTATAGAATATATGGTATCTTTAAGTGGTATTAAAAGAGATGAAAAAATTAAAAGGGGTGATAAAAGAAAAGTATTTGTAAACGCTAGACTTCCCTATACAATTAATCAATCAAGTGTTATAGATGGTTTACAATATAGAATGTGGATTAGAGAAGGTACAACACAAGTTAATGTTATTGATTGGGAAGATGTTAATAGATCGTTTCTTAAAAATTATTTTGTTTTGGATACTTCTTGGTTAATCCCTAATGAATACTATATTGATATTAAATTAATTTCTAATGAATTGGTTAAGACATATACTACAAAACTAAAATTTAGTGTAGTAAATCAAGTAGATAATCTACACTAGATTTAATGGTTCTACACCATCGGGTAATTTAAAATTAGTTGATTCGATTTTTTCTACAACATCGTTATAGATACCATCTAAAGTTTTTATGTAACTCTCTTTAGATAGTGGTTTAATTAAGGGTACCTCAAAAGACATCCAAGTATCATCACCATAACCAATACCTTCTAATGGTGTGTCCCCAACTCTAAGATTAACAACTACCTCAACATTATCAGCGTTAGCTGACCACCCATATTTATTATCGTCTGATCTAGGTATTGGTATTGGTTTTATTTTAACAGTAGCCATAATTAACCTCGGACTAACATCTTTACCATATAGATATACACCACGTAAACCACTTGATGAGTGTAAAGGTATGTATAAAGTAAACCCATAATTATTATCCCACATTACAATTTCCCTATTTTCAAATAAAGATTTATGTTCCCCTAAGTCATCACCTTCAAAATTAACTTTAATATTTCCTACTTCATCGCCATCAGCGACACCATCTCTAATTGACATATCATTTCTAAATTTTTTAGTCATATCCCCAAGGTGTCTAAAAAATATCTCAGAAGTAATTTGTTTTTTTCTTAAGGAGTCCCTTTTCCCAAATAGTTTATATCCATTATAAAAATACGTTGTTGACATTTCATACGCCAAATCGTAAGGTATATCGAATAACTCTATTAAAAAGGCTGCTGCCACCCACATATCAAAAGTTTTGATGTTGGGTATACCATATTCTTTATTTAATACAAAAAGTAGTCTTTTTTCTTGTTCGGTAAATTCATTTAACGAATCTATTAAATTAGACTCTAATAAAACATATTTTTTTTTAATTCTCATATGGTTGTTAATATAATAATAAATATGTTATAAAACAAAAAAGGGTGAGAAATAAATCCCACCCTTTTAATATTAACTTATAAATTAAGACTATCTTAATTCATTAACGTCAAATGTAACAACACCATCAACAGTAATCGTTCCATAAAAACGGTTATTAACCATTTTCTTAGCGTATCTAGTCATAATACCCTTCGTTGGAGCGAAGTTGAACGGGTTTTGTAACGTTGGAGTAAGTTGTAATGGTACGTAAGGTGCGTAAATGTACCCTGTGTCCAATAAAGACTTACCTTTATGTCCAATGATAATTGAGTTAGCTGGTGCGTAAGGATCACGATACACAGTGTAACGTCCACCTAATGAACCAATTTTCTCAATACCCATATTGTATTGATCTTGTTCTGGATTAGCGTTTGATACGTGGAAGTATTCCAAATCATCAAAAATCGCTGAAACTTCAGAAGATACTACTACAAAGTTAGCACCACCTCTTAAAGTTGCTTTGTGGATTTGAGCTGAAATCTGGTTAACTTTAGTAATCAACGTTTGATTCCACTCTTTTTGAGTGTAAGCGTTGAAACCACCGCTAGCAGTTCGTTTCCATCCATTATAATCCCATCTTAATGCCCAAGCACCTCCGACTCTCAAATCTCTCAAGATTTCTCTATCGATTTCAGCCGCTACTTGTTCAGACAATAAAGCTGTCAATTCAGCTTCAGCATCGATGTTGTGGAATGCACTAACATCTTGTGCTAATTCTGGAGACCAAGTTGCTCTTAATTTTCTTTCTGTTACAGAAACAACAACCTCATCAAGTTCGAAAGATACTTCTCCCATTTCAGTTGCGAATTCTAAAGATGCGTATGTCACCCATGACACCAACATATCATCTCTAAGTATAACTCCAGCTCCTTTTAAATCTGAACCTACATAACCATCAAAAGTACTAGCAGAACAGCTAACACAAGCTGGTGTTGTAAGGTCCAATTCAACTAAAAGACAACCATCAGCGTCACAGATATCTTTACCGTAATCAACGATACCTCTTCCGTATTTTTGTGCAACTAATCTAAATGGAATTGATCCACCTTCTGGGATAATTACTTTATCCCCATTTGCAACACTTGTTTTAATTTCTTTATCAGTAGTAATACGTAATGAAGCTAAAAACGTTTCAGTATCCATTTCATTTCCGTCAGGTCCAGTAAGTCTACCAGCACCGGCAGAAGTGAATCCTGTAATACACATTGTAGCGTGTCTGAGACTACCATCTGCAGCAACTGGTTGATCAGCAAACGCAGTATCAACAGTTTCTCCGTTAGCACTTAAGATAACTGGATTAAAACCAGCAGTAGTAGTATTAACAGTAGCAGTACCTTTAGATGCATCAAATAAACCATCATTATAAAAGATATCGTAAAGATTCTTTTCTTGAAATTGAGTTAGTGATGTACCGTTACAAGCTGAAAATACACATTCTTGTCCTGGTAAAGCTGGTCCGTTTAAAGGAGCATGATCTCTACCAGATGTTTTTGGTACAAAGTAGAATAATTTTCCGATTGGCATGTTCATCGCTTGTACCGATACAATATCGTTAGCCAATAATTTTGAGAATACACGTCTTACGATTGGAAAGACTACAGTCTCAAATGAACCTGAAGAGTTTGAACTCGTAGATTCGTTTAATAGAGAAGAAGCTTGGTTTTCATACAACTGAGCAATGTTCTCTTTTACGTGACCTTTTAAACCTTCTAGGAAACCAATTTTGTTCCACTTAGAAATAGTTTTAGATCTTATTTGTTTCAAGTGTTCAAGTCCTATATTTCCGACTTCACCTGAGTTTAATAAATGTCCCATTTTATTTTTGAGTTTTTATTTTGTTATTATTTTTATGATATTCTTTTCATTAAATCTTTAATAGCTGAAATTTGTGGATCTACATAAGCAGTAGACTCATTTAAATCAGATTTAGAAGATTTAACAGTTTTGTTAACTTTATTTTCAACAGACTCACTAATTGGTGTTTTACCATCTAATTCAGACTTAATAACCTTATAAATAGATTTAGATTCTTTTACTGAATCAGTATTGTCAAACCTTTTAAGAATTTCCATTTTTTCTTTTTTAGTTGTCGAATGTTCAGTAAACAATCTATTTACATAAGCTAAGTTAGTATTAAATAACGCCACTTCGTTTAGTTTGTCTTTAAATACGTTAAGAGCTTTTTTGTATTCGTTATTTTTACTTTTTAACTCTTTGTATTCTTTCATCATTTTTGTTTCAGAAACTGTTTCAGTTTTTGGTTTTCTACGAACAACTGGTTTACGAGCTATTCTAGATTCAGAAGTTTGTCTATTTCTATGTCCACCCTTTCTTTGGCGACCTTTAGTTCTAGCTAATGTATGATCTTCATCCACTAGTTCTTCTTCTTCATTGTAGTGACCTTCTTCCATGTCATCAGTTTCTTCTTCCATTGTGAAAGGACTTTCATAATCTTTGTAATGTCCGTCAACATCACCAGCTTTATGACCGTCTCTTCTTTTGTACTCATGAGATTTACTACCCCACATTTCCGACATTTCAGATTCCCCATCCATTTCGATTTCGTAAATAGTTTCTTCTTCATCCATACCACAACCTTCACACACTGATTCCTCTTCGTCAATTTCTTCCAAAGATTCTTTAATGTAGTAAGCTGCACCAGTTTCGTTATCTGTCAAATGAATTCCATCAGAATCTTTAACTACCTCTACTTCATCGTCTGGACCCAATTTCTTAAATACAGTAACAACTTCATCATCTGAAGCCATTGTCATATCTAAAATATCGTCACCCATACCTAATTCCATATCCATAGGTTCAAGATCTAATTCTCCACCTTCCTCACCGTCTAAATCTAGAACAGTATCAAGGTCTAATTCTACGTCAGCCATTTCTTCACCATCATCTGGTAAATCCATAACGTCCATTTCTAACTCTTCAGATTCTTCTTCAGAATCATCTGTTAATTCATTGTCAAGACTTAACTCAACTTCTTCCTCATCATCTGCGGATCCTTCTAATTCAATATCGTCTAATTCAATAGTTTCTTCATCTTGTTCTTTCAAAGACGACTCTACGATACTCTCAATTTCTTTCGACATATGAGCCGAAAGCATTTCTTTCGTGTTGGCTTTTAAGGCATCCTCTAAAGACTTAGCATCTAACAAAGCCTCTTCGATGATTGATTTTCTTTTTGTAGCCATTTTAATTTTTTTTAAAATTATATTTTATTATTGTGAATGCACTATTATGCATTTTTTAATAAATATGCAATAAAAGATAAAAAACTTACTTTTTGTTGTTTTTTTTAATCTAATAAAAAATTATCTAATGAATTGTTTAGTAATTTGTTTTCATTTTTTTTATTAGACTCCGACATTTGTTGTTCTTGAGATGGTTCTTCATTATAAATCCAAGAACCCGGTGTTGATGGGGAAGTTACAATGTCCCAACAGATTAATTCGTAATCATCTTGTACAATGTTTTTTCCATTTTCTTTTTCTAACGAACCAACACCTCTTGAGGAAACACCTATCTTTAATCCTTTTCTAATGTAATTGGCAACTCTATCTCCTTCACACGAAATTATTCCTTGATTAACAAAACCAGGTGACATAATTATTTCAAGTTTACCCATTAATACGTTACCTTCCCACCATAAGTCTACAACGTTGTGAGATATTCTACTTACGGCAACTATCGAACTCTCTGGATGATCTGCCTCACCCATAGCCCTTTTATCTTTAATAAGTTTAAGGTAATTTTCAGCTTCTTTTCTTAATAAGGATTCTGGATAGATTCTTTCATTCTTATTTTCTACACCATATTTCTGCATTACTGCGTAGACAATTAAAGGGTCAGATACTATTGGTTGACCTTGTGATAATTTATTAACTTCATTAACAAATTCTTTATTGTCTTTTGGTGAAATATATCCTGCATCGTATTCGATAAGGATACCTTTTTTATTGATTTCGTTTTTTTTAATTATTTCCATAATAATGATATCATTTATTTATAAATATACCATTACAATAAAAACTCTATTTTTTAGTTTTATAAAAGGTGAAATAACTATTATTATCTAAACAGTTATTTACAATTTCATGAATAATAGTTTTAGATGATTCTACTAATGTGGGTTGATTAATGGGTAACCCCTTTTTTTGGTAGAGGGTTATTTCACAAGACATAAAACTTCTTTTTGTATTTACAAACCCAGAAGTTCTCATATCTAAATCCACAATATACTTATCATTATGAAATAACTCTTTATTAACGTTAGTGTTAATATTTTGTTTTATTTTTTTTCTTAAACCACTTACTACTGAATCGTAATTAGTGTTTTCGTTAATATCGTTTATCTCACCCCAAGCTGTGAGATTTATATATATACTTTTTGACTCTTTATTGTTTACAGTCCCTATTTTAGTTTTATAATTTGGGACTAGTTCTAACTTCAATTCCTTTCCTAACTTCATTCATATATATTTACATTTTATTGTTATTAATAACAAGTATAGTAATAATATAAATTAAAGTCAATTAGGGTGTTTAAAGTTACTCGGAAGTTACTGATACAGACTCTTTAAGTTCGTAAACTTTATTGATGTCATCAATATAATTCTCATTATCAAAGTTCATATTTAATAGTTTATCTTTAACTTTGAGTAATTTATCTTTTAAGTCAATATCAGAAGATTCAGATAATCTATTATCAATAGTATCTATACATTCTCTTTTTAATGTAGAGAACGTTTCTTCTTTATCATTGTCATCACCATTTAAAATAGTTCTTATAATTCTTTTTTCGGACTCACTGATGTCGGAGTATTTATCGTTAAACTTATTAACAGATAATTTAGCTAACACACTTGGAGGTAATTCAGAATCAATTTTTTCTGTAACAACTTCTTCCTCTTTCTCTAACATCAGATGTTTAATGTAGTTTATAGATTCAGTAATTTTATCTATGTTTAATGGAGACTTAGTAGTTTTTGATAAAAAATCGATATGTGAATAAAACTCATCATTTTCTTTAATAATATTTTTACCACTTAAGATATTAATTAATTTTTCGTTAGATTCTATTACTTTATTTTCGTTTAATGATTTTAATAATGTAATATTTTCCTTAATATAGTCTTTAGCTTCCGATGAATCATCGAACTTTTTTGTTTGTAAATTTTTATAAATTAAGTATTGGTTAGTTAGTGTCTTATCTTCTTTAATTAGTTTAACGAATTTAGAAAATAGTTCTTTACCACTTTTTTCTTTTTTTAATATAGACTCTATTACAATAGTTTTAAATGTATCTTTTATATTACCGAAATTTTCCATGTTTTTTTATTTATAAATATCTAGATTTTTTAAAAAATTACTCTTTAATGATTTTATCTATTTCTTTTGTCATATCTTCTATGTTTTTATTTAATTTAGATGCGTCTTTTTCTACTGAATCTAAATCATAGATATGGTCATTTTTTTCTAAACTTTCAGTAAGTCTTTTAAGGTACATACCTTGATATTTTTTTGTTTTTTCTACGTATTTTCTCCTATTCTCTTCAGTCAATAAGTTATCCTTTTCTTTAGTGGATTCTACGGCAGTTGCAGTTTCAGCAGCGGCTGCTTCACCACCAGCTAAACTATCAGCTGCGTCTGCAAAATCAGCACCAAAACCACCACCTTCTCCACCAACATCACCAACATCACCTTCTTCACCTGAATTTTCAGTATCACTATCAGGTACCAAACTATTAAAGTCACCGTATAATTTATCCACCCTATCGAATAAACCAGTTTTCTTAATAATGTTAGCTGTTTGTTCCATTTCCGCAGAAGCAGCTTTTTCTAACCTTTGTTGTTCTAAGTCGTTTCTAATGTCTTCATCTGACATACCCAATATTTCTTTCTTACCTCTAGTCATTGACATCGCACCAAAACCATTACCTGCATCTGCTACTGCATCTTTATATAAGGTAACTTTTAATTGAGTTTGTTCAATCTTTAACATCTCTGCTTGTGTGGAAGGGTTATTAAGTGATAGTGTAAAACTATTTAATTCATCCTCCAAACCTAAAATATATAAATGTATTATAGCAACTTTATTTAATTCTTGTAACATAGATTGCTGAATCCTATTAATTGTCCTTGCGAATCTTATATCTTGTAGTGCTAAATTTTTACCATCACCGTTAACCTCCTCAAAACCTAAAAATGGTTTAGGAACCCTAAGTGCTGTAAATAATTTTTTCTGTAAATATTGTATATCCGCAATTTCTGAAAGGTTAGTTGCACCTGGTAAAGTATCTATTGGGCTAGGGGCGTTTGGGTCTCTAACCGGTATAAAGTAATCTTGATCTTGCGCCATTTGATTATATCTAGTATCTATCTGTCCAGTATTTTGATCAATAACAGGACTCTTTTTAAAGTTGTTAGCAATTTTTTGTACGTATGATGGTACATCTTGCTCATCAATATTACCAACAAAGATTTTAAATATTCTTCTTTCAGGTGCTCTAGTTACTCTATATATTAACATAGCGTCTTCAGAAAGTAATAGTTGTTTCCATATACGTCTAGCCTTTTCTAACATTGATGTACCGTAAGGTAATCTTCTATCGTCACCTAACAATCTAAAATGAGCTATTTGCCAAGCATTAAACTCTATATCTCTTTGACCCCAAACAAATTTAACGGGATTAAATTGATCCTCTTCTTCGTTTATAGAATTTTCACCGAACCCAGCACTATCTTTCCTAGTGATTTCAATATTTGGTAATTGTTTAACACCAGTTATACCTTCTTCACTGTCTATACTTAAAAATAAAAAATTATCACCATATTTACACGTATTTCTAGTCCACATAGGTAATGTAGTGTGTATATCTAACCTATTAAAAAATAAATCTTCTAATATTCTTCTTACTCTTTTACTTTCTGAAAATATATTTATAACCTTATTATCTGGATTTAAAGTAGTGGATTCTTCCATCATTATATCTAAAGCTGCTGCGATTTCAGGGAAAAATTCCATCCCTTCAAAATCTGCATAAGAAGCTAATCTAGTAGTTTCATAATAAATTGAGTGTTGATAAATTTCATTATCAACCTTTTGCCACATACCAGATAAATACTTATCTTGTTGTTGTTTTAATTTTTCGTAATCGTACTCTTCTTTTGATTTTGTTTTTAATAACTCTTTATCGTTTAAAGAATACGTTGACTTATTTTGTGGTCTTTTCATTTCTGGACCAAATAAGTCATTTAACTGTTGAAATATAGTTTTTCTTGCCATTTTATAATAATAATGTTTTTTTTATAATAATAAATATCAAAAAAGTTTAAATGTTACTTAAAACCAAATAACCAGTTATAATCACCATCATTGTTATTGTCATTAGGGTTAGTTGGGATAGTTGAATTATTAGTGAGGGTATTATTATAAAAGGGGTTAGTATAATTTTTATTCACTTTATTTACTTCGTTTGTTGAATTAGTATTAACCCAACCGTCTAACATTGCCTTTGTTTGTTTTTCTATGGTTTCTAATTTTTTAAATGTAGTTTGTACTACAAATAGTGGCATTGCCAACGCCATAATAATGTCATCGTGATACCCATCCATATGATCTGGTCTACCATTTCTATAAACAAAAGTCTTCAATTCAGAAATCAATCTAACTGATCTTATAATCGTTTTACTTTCTCTAATATGTTCTTCTAAATCACTAACCATTTGTAGTCTACTACTACCAACATTAAATCCGGGTACTTTATCACCTTGTTTATAAACTGTTTTAGCGTATTTTTCACTAAGTTTCCTACTTTTTGGGTCATCATAATGTAAATATTTATATTCCATTTCTAATAACTTCATTACTGTAGAAACTCCCATACCACCTGTTATATCGACAACAGTATATGCTTTATATAGGTTACCATATTTATAAACTATTTCTGCTAATAAATCCGGTGGTAATTTATATTTAAATTCTGCCACTTGTTCCAAACCATCAAAATCTAAAATAACTATAGTAGAACTATCTTTACCATCACCTCTAGAAACATCAACACCCATAATGTATTTATGACCCTCTTCAGGTTCTTTCCAAATCCACATAGATTTTTCCATTTCAGCCTTATATTTAGGTTCTTTAACATAATTTTCGTTTTGGTAATCGATATACTCATCGTCTATTACGTTACCACCTGAAGAAACAAATGAAACATCTAGCTCTTGTGCTATTTGTTTTTTATTACCGTTCATATCTCTACACATTTCCTCATACCAGTGAGATGTTGCTTTCCACCCATCTTTTAACATCACATCATAATCTTCGATATGTGTACCATCTGTTTCGTATGTGTTACCACTATATTCCCACCTCAACGTTTCTCTACCTATGGTTTCACATGTGATTACTTCTTCTTCACCTCTCAACCACCTTAATTCCCTATTATATCTAATATCTTCGTGCCACTTCATCTCAATGATGTTGAAATTGTTGTCACCTTGTTTTGCACCGTCATATGTTTTATAGTATAAAGCGTCTTGACCATTAGGTGTGGATATTAACGTAACTTTACCACCTGTACCCAATGACGTTAAAGCGGCACCGAATACCTCTGCACCGTTATCTATAAAGGCTGCCTCATCCATAACTAAAAATGTTGGTGTATATCCCCTTAAAGCATCTTTTGAAGTTGCTAGTGCCTTAACCTCACATTTAGTGGTTTTTGTTTTTATGTGTCCCTTAGCTTCTATATCTAAATAAGAGTCCCCTTCTGATATTCCCCATACCCATTCAGGTATTTGATCAGTAAAATCTTTAATTTTTTTAAGAAATTCTTGAGCCAACGTTTGTTTATTGGCTAAAACTAAGACCTTCCATGGGTTATTAGGGTCACAAAACGCAATTTTTATTGCGATATATGCTGCAGTAGTAGTAGATACACCTGCTTGTCTTGGTTTAGTTACAATGTTACGATTATTTTCTTCGTAAGATTTAATTATCTGTTTTTGTTTATAAAATAGTTTAAATGGTACAAATCCTTTTTGGGTTAAGTCATATGTTTTAAGAAATGTTTCGACAGCGTATATAGGATCACCTAAACATTTGGCAAATATTTTTAATTTTTCATTCCTATCCATAATAATTTATTTAAAACGCTACTACCTTACCCTTTTCCCAATCATCGTAATTTGGACCTAGTTTATATGTTACATTAGAACCACCACCAACTTTTTCTATAATACCTTGTTTATTTACTGCTGACCAAAAAGTTGCGAATTGACCTCTTGAATATTCTGACCCTATATATTCTAAGAAACCTCTTTTTGTTTTTCTTTCCGCATTTACGTCATCTGTCATATAATCTATTAATTGTCTAACCATCGAACCCTCTTTTTTTTGTAAACTATATCCACCACTTTTATTAACTAATGTTAATTCATTTTCTTTGGTGATATTATTCACAACATCAGATATTTCGGTATGAAATCTATATTTTGTTCTTTTATTAAATATAGATAACCTTTTTATGGCTTCCACACCTGAATAAGTATTTAAAATATCTTCGATAACTAAAAAACTATCATTCATCATTTGGTGGTTAATTTTATCCATAGTTTTCATATCCTCCCAACCATCGAATTTATTACGTAATGAAAATAAATTATTAAACCTTTGATATGGGGTAGACATATTCATAATTCTATCAAATTCTGATTGTAAGAAAAACTCAACTATCTCACTATATTTATATCTATCCACAACAACTTCTTCATTAATACCCCACCAATCAATATTATACATTGTTTTATATAATAACTTATTATTTTTTATATCGTTTAAAGTTAGTTTATAAATATTAAAAAATAAGTTCATCACCTTTATTGGGTGTTTAATATTTTTAATGTCTTCAACAAACACCTCAACCATCGGTGTAATGTCTTTATTAAATTTTAAAGTAGTTTCTTTAATTAGTTTACGATATTGTATCTCAGTTAACCTTATTTTCATTTTAAATATTTCCTTGTAAGTTATAATTAAAATATTCCCAAGTCTTTGTAGAATCCGGATAAAAATAATTCATATCTGGTAACGATACTAACTCATATTCTTCATATAAAACTTCTGATAACATACTTATGTAATCGGAATAATATTCTCCAGGCATTTCACTTGTTGATTCTAAAGATTCGATTAAATACTTATAAAATATATCCGTAATATCAAAATAAATTACTTGTCCTGTAATATCACCATCTTTATTTTTCACATCTTCCCACTTACCTTTAGAACCTAAAAGTTCTTCTATACTATCTTTAAGGTTATTAAATAACTCATCCTCACCAGCCTGTTCATACGCCCACCTATATTGGGATGCCAATTCACGACGTAATTCATCAAAGATAAGTTCCTCATCTATTAATCTTAATATAGTATCAGTATCATTTACTATATCTTCTGTTAGTGTATGGAACTGTCCATCATCCATAGAATATTCACTCATTTCTTGACCAATAAAATCACCTTCTTTAATATGATCTTTTATGTGTTTTATACTTTCTTCATCAAGGTTATCTACAATATCACTAGACCAATCCACATCATAATAACCATATAATTCAGCCCAATCTTCTCCCAGTATACGTTCAGCGTAATCTCGATACTTTTTATCAACTAACATTGTGAACTCACTCCAATGATCAATAGTTAGATAAAACTTATCCCCTTTTTTTACTACATCATTAAACAATTGTGGAAAGGCTTGTTCATCCTTCAGATATTTGTCGTACCACCCAGTTTTCCCAAACATATCACTAATTTCGGACCCATACATTTTACCCCTTAAAGTAACGAATTCAATATATTCTAATGGGTCCTCACCTTTATCCATAAAATATTTAAATATAAACTGAATAGCGTCATTTTCATCTACATTAAAATCAGATGACATCATATAAGGTAATAACTCTAATTTCTCCTCCTCTGTATAATCATCTTTTTCGAGTTCTTCATCACTAAGTTCATAATCTAAATAACTGTAAACAGCGTTTTTAAGTTTTTTATATCTAGATAAATCAATATATTCTAATAGTATTTTTTTAATGTTTCCTTTCATCTTACATATAAATACTTAGTATAAACAAAAAATCCCACTCAGTGGGATTTTATTATATTTTATTGGTTGTAATAATTACAGATATTTGTGTAATATTTCTAGTTTTTCAAAATCTTTATCATCTAAGGCTTTATTTATAAGACTTTGAATTTCAGATTTAGACATTTCAGAGTAGTCTACATCTTCAGTTTCTGGTTCAATATCATCTTCTACTTCAATACCAAGATTATCTAATATATCTCCCATATCATCGGACTCTATATTATCAATCGTATCATCAATAATATCATCTAAACCTTCACTTGGTTCTTCATAGTGTAAATCTTTTAATGTTTTAATTACTTCTTTACATTTCTCACTACCTACCAATATCTCTTTCATAAACTCATGAAATTGTTTAGCTGGTAACTTACTTAATTCATGAAATAACCATTGTTTAATATCGTAATCATCCGGATCGATACAATCTAAGAATTTTTCCCACATACCTGGACCTAATCTCATTCCCCATATCTCACCTTCTACTGTGTCAGCTTTTTCAATCACTTCTCTCTGTTCATCAAAATCTAAATGACCATCAGCCCAATTGATAGCTGACAATTCTAAAGTACCTTTAATAAGTTCATGAACTAAAAGTGGGAAAACCCATGCGTTAGCTACTACTACAGGTATTTCATCACCTTCCTCAACGTTTACTTTTTCCATCTCTTCTTCCTCATCTTTATCTTCTGCTTTTTCAGCTTTTCTCCATACAATTTCTTCCGTACCACCTGCAGTACCACCCATTACACTTTCTGGTATAATCCAATATTGGAAATCGGCTAATGACATAAGTTTACCGTACAAAATCATAAGTCTTGGATTTAATTTATCTAATTCATCTGCTACCATATGAAAAATGTAATGACCTTTTTTAGAGGCTCCTTGCATTAAAGCGTTTATAACCCTTCTTTTATCTACCTCCATCTCTAACTGCTCCATTCTTTCCGCACTTTTAGGTGCTTTAGGTAAGTTAAAATCAGAATCGTAATTTTCCTCTTCCTCTTCCTCTTCTTCTTCATCACCACCGAAGTTTAAATCAGAACCAGGAGGGGATAAATTAGCTTCTAACATTTGATCTGGGATATCGAATTCTTCAGATACTATATCTACCGCCAATTTTTCTAATTTATCCTTATATGTAGTTTCTATTTGACCAATTTCTTGCATTATCTGAAACATTTCATTCATCATACTAGGGCTTATGTTTTGAACCCCATGATATCTTTTAACTTTATTGATGATTTCTTTAAATCTCTTACCGGCTAATTTTTCGGAATAGTTTTGATTTTCTGATCCAGATGGTACTGATTTACTTTTACCAAAAATATGTTCACCACTTCTTAGTTTTCTTTCGATACCTGGATTCATCCTTTCAGGGTGTTCAGGATCATACTCTATCGCTTCTGTAATTCTTTTGTTTCTAATTTTTTCTTTTAGAACTCTTTTAGTTACATTGTTTATAATATTTTTTTTCATATTTTTTTTCATATTTTTTTATGAACCATGAATACCAGTTGTCCACATCATCCAAGACTCCTTAGCTAACTTTTCAAATAACCTTTGAACTCTTCTGGTTTCCGTATTACCATCCCCATTTTCTATTCTAGTTAAAGCTGCCCTAATTAATATATCCCTAATTTTTTGTTTATTACCTAATAAACGATTTATTATTTCTAATTGTTCTTCTAATGAATCTATCTCATATTCATTATCATCTTCATAATCATCTTCATCCTTAAGAGATTCAATTCGACTTTCTAATGACTCAATATCATTACTCATACCATATAACCACCTATGTAAATCATCCTTAGTCCAATTAAGGATAGGTGCTGCACCGAACATATTAATTAAACCACTTTCTCTAATATCTTCTAAATACCTTACAACATCTCTTCTTTCTTGACCCGTCATCTCTTCTATAATATGAGCCTCTATACCATCGTATTGTTCTCGTAAGATATCATTTTTCGTTAATTTTCTAACACCACCATTTTTTTTGAAATTAATGTATTCCATTAATTCACCTTTCTTTATTTTGGGGTTATTTTTTTGTTTTACTTTTTCAGGGATATCATCAAAGTCGGTATCATCAGAAAATTCTTTAGCTCTATCACACCATTCTCTTTCTTCTTTATTAGAAGCATCATCACATTTAGCATAAAAGAATCGTTGCTGTGCCTTTGAAGCGAACTTTTCATTTATCAAACCTTTTACGATATCTCTTTTTTTCATTTTACTTTCTAGTATTTAGAAATTTTTTGAGTAATTTTTTTGTTGATTCATTAACAGTTATAGTTCTAACAGTACCTTTATTGTCTTTAACTCCTACTGTTTGACCTCTTTTAACTTTATCAGATTCTAAATCGTTAGTTAAGTTAGATGCGTCATCATATACGGACATCATTTCTTCTTCAGAGACCATATCGTTATTTAAATCTAATACACCATCACCATCATCATCTTGATCAACACTACTTGCGATACCATCATTGTCTCTATCATAAGGACCATATTTACCACTTTGTGCATCAACCGCCATAAACTCTTCTTCAGAACCTTTAACATTATCAAAGATTTTATCACCATAAAGTTTATATAACCTATTAACTATTGCTGTAGGATTTTTTCTCATATATCTAAGAACCGATGGTGGAATTTCTTCACCATATTTTCCAAACACACCTCTCATACCCCTTTCTTTAGGAGAAGATTTATAATCTTTTCTACTATAAGTGTCTCTCATTTCATGTTGTTCATCTAGGTAGTTTTCCATTAACTTACGTCTAGTCGCTCTTTTAATTTCGCTTTCGGAAATTCTTATTTTCTTTTTCATCTTTATGTGTTTATTAATTCTTTATTATAATTTAAAACCATATCTTTTTCATATAGTTTGTCATTTACTGATTCAATATCTTCCCCAAAAGAGAAAAATAATCTTTTTTCAGGATATTCATCATACCCTTCCATATTTTCCCAAGACATAGCCACAATTCCATCTACAGCGTCCCACATTGCAAAAGAATCTGATTCTTGTACTAAATCTAATTTTAATGTGGTGGTTAATTGCCCTGTCTTTTTAATAAATTTCCCTTCAGGTGGTTCTGGATTTCCAGAAGATGGGTACGAGTCCCAACCTTCACCATCAATATCAGATATACTATCTGAAAAAAGGAATTCATATAAAAAATTCCCTTTCCAGTCCTGACCAATTTTATTTATGTAGACTAATTTCATTATCTAAACATACCTTTTCTTCTAAATGAACGTCTAGGTGGTTTAGAACTACCTTCTCTATCATTAATAGCCTTTATTTTAGGTTTTACTTTAGGTTTCTTAATGGTTCTCCATTTATCACCTTCACCTGGTTTAGTAGTTGGTTGTTTAATTCCTGGTTCCTTAACAGGTGCTTCAGTACCCATAATAGAATCATAATCCATTTCGATATATCCCTCATCTGAACCCATTTCAAAGTCTAATTCACCATCAGAATCTGCATCCATATCTAATCTATTTGGAATACCGTCAAAATCTCTATCTAAATCGTTTGTTGCTGAAAGATAACCTTGTCCCGTTGCAATAGCGTCCATAACATCCATATCTTCATCCATATATTGTTTTTTACCTCTACGCATCATTTTAAAATCTTCGGCATCGATCTTACCATTTTTATTTCTATCTAATTTATATTGTTTACCTTTAAGTTTTTCATACATTAAATCATCTTCTAACATATATTCATCTCTATCGTGTTTACCGTAATTAGTATGTGACATATCATGGTGTTCTTCCATACAAGATTTACAACCTTCACCTAAACACTCTTCACATATTGTATGATTTTCTTTTAACACTTTTTTAAGAGACTTTTTTGTTGCGTTTTTAAGAAAAGATTCCATTAGTTGTTTTTTAGAAAAAACTCTAGATTCTTTAATCTCTTCTTCTTCGTTTTCAGATAACTCACTATCAAATGGGTCAACTTCTTCAGTCTCTTCAGCGTCTAAATCAACAACCTCTTCATCACCCGTTGAGAATTCATCCCCTTCTCCAGCTTCCTCATCATCACCTTCTATTTTTGATATAATATCCTCAACATCCTCATCAGGAATTTCTTCCCAATCAATTGCTGAAATGATAGAATTAATAACGTACTTATCTAACTCAGCGTCTGGATCATCTTTATCTCTTAATAGTTGTCCTATTTTACCTGTATATTTTTGTATTTTTTTTGTAGTATCATCATCTTCACCCATAGACTCTTCATCACCCATAACATCTCCACCTTCTTCATCTGCGAATGGGTCTTCACCTTCATCTTCCATACTGAATTCATCAACTTCGACTTCATCTTCTACTGGTTCATCTACTGGTGGTGTTGGCGTATCAACTTTAATTACTTTCTTTTGTTCTTCAACATCTTCAAGTTCTTCATCTAACAATTCTTCATTACCCTTTTCTTCTACCTCCATTTCTGCAGGATCCATTTCAGTGTCTTCAGTTTCTTTTATTTTCACTAAACCACTAGCGTTAGCTTCTTTTACCTCGACACCATCTGATTCAAAAAGGTTTGTACCGGTTTCGATACCGTAAGACTCATTTAACATATCAAATTTCATATTTAAATGTTTCAATGCTTCAGCATAAGAATGATATCTTTCATCATATTTGTTTTTAACACCACCCACATACTCAAAATCCTCAGATACCAAAGTGCCAGAAGTTTTTTCAGTTGTTTTAATAAAGTAGTTATGATTTTCTCTTATTATACCATAAACGATTCCGTTTGGTCCTTTCTTAATGAAATCTATTTCTGATAATGAAGTACTCTCATTAAGGGTTGTCATTCTACCCATAAGGTCGGTAATCCTATTGATTTTATCCTGACCTTTTAAAGTTTTTGGGTTAGTAAATTTTTTCATATTATATTGTTTTATTGTTTTATTTTTATCCGTTTGTTGGTAAACCTGTTTTAATATTAACAAATTGCCACACTTCATTATGTGAATCCCCAGATATTAATCCAGTTTTTACTTTAGTTTGTGGCGCAATAGGGTTACCTAATAACAACACTCCACCTACTGGTGTACTTGTATTACCATCTACTGTTATTTCTAATGTTTCTCCTAATACACCTGTTACAACTACACCATTGATTGTCATTGTAGTGGCGCTACTAAAATAAACTGCGTCATAAACAAAGTTATCGAAATCTGCAGTGACATCTGTATGTATAATAGTGTAATTTCCGGTTAAATATGTTCCCATAATAATGTTTATTAAATAAATATTGCGTTTTTAATAAAAAAACACAATTTAAACTCTATCTACTTTTTTAATAATCTAAAGGACTCATCTAAAGTTAAAGATTTATCATAAGAAATAGTCTCTATTTCACTTAACTTATCTAAGTACCCCATTCTTCTTAATACTTTAAAAGATATATTCTCAAAAGAGTACTCCCCTTCTCTATCTAATCCAGATTGTCTCATTTTCTTTATTTTACTTTTTAAGTTTTGTATTTTTCTAATGGTTTTATCGTAATCATCACTTTTGTACATAAAATAAATGTCTTCTATTGCATCTATTATATTGTTAACTTTTTCAGTTACTTTTTTTGCATCAATAGTTTTATCACCCTTAATTGGTTTAACTATCCATCCATCCCACATAATAGAGTAAATTCCACTAGAAACGTGTGGTTCATGAGTATCTTGCATATAGAGTTCAACGTCATAACCTTTTATAGTTATGTCGTGTTTCTCATTCCATAAATTTTTCTTTGAATTAAAATACTCTTTTACGAGTTCTTCATTTTCATCTACATCTTCAAACTTAACTAAGATATGTAAATCTACATCAGAATATTTAGACCAATTGTAATTAGCTAAACTTCCTGTTAATATAATATCGTCTATGTCTACCCAACCGACATTAAGTGTCTCAAAGAAATCGTCAGCTATCATAAGTAACCTAGTTCGTATATCCTTATGAATATGTTGAGTTTCGTCAAATATCTTTGGGTTAAGGGTGTCTCTTACTTGAAAAGATGATAAGTCTATTGTTTCTTTTTCTAAAATTTCACTTACCTCTTGTTCTTCAATTCTTCTAATTTCCATAAAATAATGTTCTTTAATATAAATATAAATATAATAGTTTATGGTTAAACATTAAATAAAAGGAAACGGGCGTATTTTAGTTATTAGTCTTGTAGTATATTTTTACTACTATCTTTTTTATTATCTAATTTTTCGTGTATAACATTAAACTCTCTACACATATGATCCACCAGTTTATCTGATCTAGAATCTATTCTTTTATCTACTTTAGATATCATATCATCTAAAACTTCTATTTTTCTATCATATATATTGTGAATATCTTCCACATTTCTATCTATTAATCTATAATTGTTTTCTATGTCTTCTCTAAGACTTCTTTCTATGTCATTCATTGTTTCAACATCAACCTTACCTTTTAACCTATTTAGGACATTTACAATAGATAATACTATTGCAACCACACCTAAAGTAGACAAAACTGACACTGTTATTAAAATTGTTTCCATAATTTTTATTTTTTTATTTTTATTATTCGAAACGCCCGTTTCTTTTTATTATAATGTTTCTTTAATATTGTTAATCTGTTCGACCATAGGGGTAACGTCTACTTTATTAGGGGACTTTTCATAATTATGTCCCTTAACTATAGTATTTAATACCTTCCCTTGACTTTCAGCCAATTCGAATTTACTATACTCTTCGTATGTCACATCACTATATACATACTGAATACCTGATTTAAATATTACGGCTAATTTTTTTTTACCTTTAATATACTTTGAACCTAATACATTACTGGATTCGTATAGACATTCTATTGATCCGTTTTCTTCGTGTTTTAATAAAATCATAATTTAATCTTTAAATAGTTTATAGGAATGAATATTTTTCATTTCATATACAATACCACTTATGGTGGCTGGGTTATCTACTGAAACAGTTTCTTCTTCGCTTATTATAACATAATTACCCGTTATAATCATTGCGGAATCCATATATTCCATTCTTGTAGTTGGTTTATTGTCATCATCTTTTAATAATAATACAATTTTTCTAAATTTTGGTGCTGATGGTATCATAAAAACAAATATAATAATTAATTTTTAAAAAATCAATAACAAAAAAACCACACCCTATAAAGATGTGGTTTTTTTTATTAACTAAAGAAAAAATTACTCTATAACAATTTTTCTAGTATGTTTTTTTGGGTTACTTTTCTTCTCTTTAGGGAAGAAAATTGTTGCTATACCATTTTCTACCTTAGCGTGAATTTCTTCACAAACAATGTTGTTTGGTAATTTAAAAGTTCTATTGAATTTAGTAGAATGGTACTCTTTTGAGATATATGTACCTGTTTCCTTTTTATCACCTTCTTTTCTATCACCTACAACTAATAAGTTTTCTTTTTCCAATGATATAGTTATTTCTTTTTTTGTGAATCCAGGTGTTAATAGTTCATATCTAAATGACCATTCATCTTCATATATATTAGTAACTGGTAGATTATAAGAATATTCTTTATTATCCATTTTATTTTTTATTACATCACTTACCCTTTGTTTAATTTCAGTTGGGTCAACACTGAAAGTACTAAAAAAGAAATCATCGTTTAAAAAATCTCTAAAGTTAAAGTTATTGTTAAATTTTTTGTAATCCATTTTTAAATTTTTATTTTTTTATTGTTATTATTTTATAATTTCGTATTTGACAAAATATATACCATTAGATAGTATTATGTCATTTTGTCAGGGATTATTAACATGTTTTCCTTTTATCTTATAATAGTTAACATCTATCTCTAACTCTTCTAACTTATTTTTTGGTATGTAACATTCACCTGTTTTTAAAAAATGTTCCATCCTTTTTTTACCAAAGTTAATGTTAAAATCTACTAAGTCAATACCAATAAACTTTCTTTTATTCTTTAATGACGCTACACCAGTCGTAGAAGACCCTGCGAATGGATCTAAGACAATATCACCTTCTTCGCTACCTATTCTAACAAACCAGTCAGCTAAATCAACGTGAAAGGGTGCTGGGTGTAATATACTTGGGTTAGTTTCTGAAGGTGTTATAACTACATTATGTGGTAAAGAACCTTTTACGTTCAAATTCCTCATTTCTGATTCATAAACCCCATCTCTAGAATTTATAGTTGTAACTGGACTCTGAAATCTTTTTTTAGTTACTTCAGAATGTTCAGTTCTACAATTATCAGCCACAAATTTAGGTTTATTGGAATTGGAAAAATGGAAAACATATTCATTTTTCATCAAGTAATGAAGAAAGTAGTTCATCATCATCGGAAGCATCAGCAGTAGAACTTCCAAAAACTAGAAAACGAAAAATTGTTTCAAAAAATAGAATACCTCGTAAACAACCACCAAAGAAACGAGTACGAAAAGCATCAGATACATCCGATGGAACAACATGTAAGTATATTCATTCTTGAATATTTCTAATTGTTTCTTTACTGATTGGTATCTCTTACCATTT